AAGATGAAGTTGATTTTATTTTGTTTTTTAATTCTAGGAATATTAGAAGAAAACAAATTCCAGATGCTATGTGGGCATTTAAAATGTTTTTAGATGGGCTACCTAAAGAAAAAGCTGATAAATGTGCTCTTATAATGCACACCCAACCTCGTGATGAGAATGGTACAGATTTGCCAGAAGTAGTTAGAGAACTTTGTCCAGAATACGATGTTATATTTTCACATAAAAAGTTAGAAGATAAAGAATTACGTTATCTTTATAACATAGGTGATGTCGGTATGAATATGGCTTCTAATGAAGGATTTGGTTTAGGAACTTGTGAGGCTCTAATGTGTGGTACGCCGATATCGGTAAATGTTACAGGTGGATTACAAGACCAATGTGGTTTTAGATACAAAGATGAGTTTATAACTTACAAAGACTATAGTTGGATTCATTCATTACATGATGAGAAGAAATGGAAAGACAACGAAGATTTGACTTGGGGTGATTGGTGTAAGCCTGTTTGGCCATCTAATCGTAGTCTACAAGGTTCAATACCAACACCATATATTTACGATGACAGACCTCGTTCAGAAGACTTTGCTGATGCTCTAAAAGAGTGGTATGATATGGGAGACGATGAAAGAAAAAGATGTGGTAAGTTAGGTCATGAGTTTGTTATGAGTGATGATGCGATGATGTCAGCTACTGCTATGTGTAATAACTTTGCAAATCATATGAATGTAGCATTTGAAAAATGGACTCCACGTAAACGTTATACTATATTTAAAGGATAGGAGATTATTATGCCAGTAAGAAATAAAAGTAAAAGAACATATCGTAGAAAGAATATAGTTGGAAACTTTAGAGGCTCTGAAGATATTTTTATGAGAAAAGTTCGTGACGGATTTATTGAATTTTTAAAAAGCCCATTTAACTAAGAGGTAGAGATGAAACCATTAATTTTAATTACAGGACCAGTTGCTACAAGAAGTGGATATGGTTCACATAGTAGAGATTTAGTCAGAAGTCTTATAGCTATGGATAAGTTTGATATAAAGATTAATTCACTTCGCTGGGGCAATTGTCCGATGAATGCTTTAGATGAAAAAAATCCAAATGATAAAATAATAATTGATAGAATCATAGAAGATATGAATCTACCAAAACAACCTGAGGTTCACATACAGATAAGTGTACCTAATGAATTTACTCCTATAGCTAAGTATAACATAGGTGTAACTGCTGGTATAGAAACTACTGCTTGTAAAGCTGAATGGATTCAAGGTATGAATAGAATGGATATGAACATAGTTCCATCTAAATTTGTAAAGACAACATTTGAATCAGTTGTATATGAAGAACTTGATGAACAAACTAAACAAAAGAAAGGTGAGTTAAGATTAACTAAGCCAATTGAAGTATTATTTGAAGGCGTTGATGGTAATATTTATAAAAAAATAACTAAGATGTCGGAAGAATTTAATAATCAAATGAAAATGATTAAGGAAAATTTTGTATTTCTTTACACTGGTCATTGGTTGCAGGGTAACTTAGGAGAAGATAGAAAAGATACAGGAATGTTACTAAAGACATTCTTAGAAACATTTAAGAACAAACCTAATCCACCGGCTCTTCTAATGAAAACAAGTGGTGCTACTTTTTCTGTTATAGATAGAAATCAAATTAAGCAAAAAATAGAAGAGATAAAAGATACAGTAAAAGGAAAGCTTCCTCCTGTTTATTTTCTACATGGAGACTTAACTGATGAGGAAATGAATGAAATGTACAATCACCCAAAAGTAAAAGCACATGTCAGTTTCACACATGGTGAAGGTTTTGGTCGTCCATTATTAGAAGCTAGTATATCAGAGAAGATAGTTATTGCTTCTGATTGGAGTGGTCATAAGGATTTTCTTAATAAGAATAACTCAGTTCTTTTGCCTGGATCTTTGACTAATGTTCCAGCTTCTTCGTTGCCAAAAGAAATGTTAGTTGAAGGCGCACAGTGGTTTACTGTAAATTATCAGTATGCTTCACAAGTAATGATGGATGTATTTAAAAGAAAAAAAGATTATATGTTAAAGGCTAAACGACAAGCTATGTATAATAGAGTGAATTTTTCTATGGATAAAATGACTACTGATTTTGGTAGGATATTAGATAAACATTTACCTAAGTTTGAAGAACAACCTCAACAAGTTAATTTGAAATTACCCAAATTAAAAAAAGTTAAAACAGAGGAACCACAAAAAATGAAACTACCAAAACTAAAAAAGGTATAATATGGAATCAAAAACTCAATGTCCATTATGTAAAGATTTACATAATAATTGTTTCGTAGAACAAACAGAAGTAGAAGGAATGCCATTTGAATCATATATATGTTTTCAATGTGGTATGACATCTAATTCTTATCTTGCTTTTGACAGTGAAAAGTTAGAAGAATATACTAAAAGTCATAGTAAGTTAATGAATGATTTAAAAATATTTGATAAGGAAAGAGACTTAGTTTGGTTTCCATCTGTAATCAATATGGGAGAAAAGGGTATAATATATCCTGAAGGAACAGTTTCTAATTGGCATTGGTATTACGCTAAGGTTATTGAGATACCTAAAGAAGATAGAGAAAAATATGATGGTCATGAAAAAAGATTGGATGTTGAAAATGCTGAAAAGTTTGGTCAGTTTGAATTTATGAAAGCTTGTAAGTCTATGGGAGTTGTAAAAGATAATGGCTAAACTTCAATATAGTTGGAATAAAGTTACTTCAGGAGATATAATATCTTTTAATTATAATAAGAAGAGAAGAACTGTTTTAGTTATAAGTCCGAAGTATAAATTAATAAAAGCTGATAAATCAACAACTGAACTTATGAGTGGGCTACAATTAGAAACTAAGGATAGAAGAGCGGCTCCTAAACTCTTGACTATACTAAAACAACTTGGTACTTTACAATTAGTAGATGAACAAAATGAAATATATAGAGTTAATTTTGATGGTAGAAAATTAGATGCAGATAAACGAAAATTAGCTAGTTCGGTAAAATTGTTGGTCGTTAATAAAAACGATTTGTATCGAACTTATAATTATAAAAAAATGAGAAAAGAATCCGCGTTAGTTTTCTTAGATGATTTAGAATCACTACCAAGAAGGTTATTAAAAGAGGCTGCTAAATGAAAATTAGTTATGGTATTACAGTTCATAATGAGGTTGAAGAGCTGATTAAGTTATTAGATGTACTAAATAAAAACATAGATAAAGAAGATGAGATAGTTGTTTGTGTAGATGGTGACGATGAGAGAGTAGAGGCTGTATTGGGTGAATATCTATCTGAAAACAAAGCTATAGTTTACAAAAGAAAACTCGATGGTAACTTTGCAGAACATAAAAATTCAGTTATAGAAAAAGCAAGTGGTGATTATGTATTTCATATTGATGCGGATGAATATCCAAATGAAATATTAATACAACAACTTAAAGAAATATTAAAGATAAACGAAGTTGATTTGATTTGGATTCCAAGAGTAAATACTATTGAAGATATGAAAGAAGAGCATATACAAAGATGGGGCTGGAGAGTTACAGAGAATGGTTGGGTAAATTATCCTGATTATCAAGCTAGAGTATTTAAAAACAGAAAAGATATTAGATGGACAAGACCATTACATGAATACATAACAGGTTGTAAGACATACGCTCATCTACCACCACAAGAAGAATTGAGTTTATATCACCCTAAAACAATACAAAAGCAAGAACAACAGAATATGTTTTATAATCAAAATTTCAGTAGAGAAATGAATGTGAGGAAGGCGTGATTTTTCAAAGGATAGTAGATAATAAAATCCATCCTATTAAAGAAACTGATGTTTTAGGTTTTGAAAAATCAGAGGGTTTGAGGATTCCTGATGAATATTTAGATAAACAAAAATTTATGGTTATAAAGGCTGCTAATGGTATCGGAGATTGGGGAATCGTATCAGCAATGCCAAGATTACTTAAACAGAAATATCCTAATTGTAAAGTTTATGTTCCCTCTAAAAAATTATTAATATCATTATTTGAACAAGAACATAATAATGTTCACATAGTATTTGACAACAATCCATATGTAGATGACTTTGTTGATAAAATAGATGGAGAAATATTCCATGATCATTACAGAATATACGATAAAGAAAATCCTAACATACCATTAATAAAACAAATGTTAACTTTTTGGCAATTTAACGAAGAAGAAATGAAAGATTCTCAACCGGAATTGTATTGGTCTGATAAAGAAAAAGAATTGGGTGATGCAATAATAAAAGAATATGTTGATAAAAAAGAATTTGGTTGCTTGTTAATATCAGATAGGTTTGGTACACAATATGGAGAACATGATGAAAAATCTTATAAGAATGATTTCACTAAAGTAAAAAACTTTTTAGAAACTAACAAACTTCCATACTTTTATTGGAGTTACAAAGATTTAGATGAGATAGGATTCAAAGTTGATAAAGCTTTAGATATGAAACATATGAATCTAAGAATACAACTTTATATTAAATCAAAAGCTAAAGTTAACATAAGCAATCAATGTGGTGCTAATCATTTAGTAGCTAGATATTCAGATTGTTACGAAGTTCAAAGACAATTTCCTATAGCACATAATTTTGTAGAGGGGGAAACATATTTATGAACAAAAAGATTGTTTACACCTCAGTATTTGGAAACTATGATAATGTGGTAAAACCAAAGTTACCGAATGGTTGGGATTGGAAATGTTTTAGTGAAGAAAATAGCTTACCATTATATGAAGATAATATGAGGAATGCGAAAAGGTTTAAAATACTACCTCACAGGTATCTTAGTGAATATGAAGTAAGCATTTACATAGATGGTAATTACATTATAAAAAGAGATGTCGGTGAGTTAGTAGAAAAATATTTGAATAATGTTAATGCTGCTTTTCATAATCATAATTCACAACCAGCTTACGATAAGAGAAATTGTATTTATGATGAGGCTAAAACTATTTTAATGTTTGGTGAGAAAAATATGAAAATAACTCCTGAAAGAGGAATGAAAAATTATAAAGATAATCCGGAACTTATAATCAATCAGATGCAAAGGTATATGGACAATGGTTATCCAGAAAATAATGGGTTGATAACAGGTGGGGTAATACTGAGAAAACATAACGAGAAAGATTGTGTAGAGACTATGGAAGATTGGTGGAAAGAAATTAGGTATGGTAGTAAGAGAGACCAACTAAGCTTTAATTATGTTGCTTGGAAGAATAAATTTAAATTTAATTATATGAATAGTGATTGTAGAGATAACACGTACTTTTACTTAGATAAGCATGTAGGTAAGAAATGAAGAATATAATTTTTATACCCTATATAAAAAGAGAAACAAGCTTTACAGAAGCTAGTGTAGGTCATGCAAACAGACATCAAGGTTATGAGTATGGTATAAACTCTTGGAAAGCTTGGGCTGAGAAGAATGGTCATGAAGTCTATGTTATGTCAGATTTACTTTGTCCTGAGTCTCAAATGTTAATAACTTGGCAAAGGTGGAAAGTTCTTGATATATTGGAACACAATAACATTGAGTACAATCAGGTATTAGTTGTTGACGCTGACTCTATGGTTCATCCTGATTGTCCTGACTTTTTTGAGATGGCGGACAATAAATTTACAAGTGTACTTACAGATGGTGATTACGAATGGGTTAATAGAGCCATAAATGGATACTCTAAAATGTTTTTTGACAAAGAATTTTGTATACCATCATTCGAATTTTTTATGACGGGATTCGTGATAATCAATAAAACTCATAAAGAGTTTTTTGATAAAGTATTTGATTTTTATGAAACAAATAGACAAAAAATTATTGATTCGTATGATACTCTGTTAACAGGAAGTGATATATCACTAATTAATTGTATGAGAAAAGAGTTTGGTGTAGAATTAAATTTACTTCCAAGGCAATTTGGTATGATGGATATGGTTAGAAAGCAATTATTTTACTACCATCCCTCGTGCTATTGGGAAGATAATTTAAAAAACCTTTACAATTCAGGTTGGGTTTATCAGTTCAATGCTATACCACCAAACGATATGGGTAGGGATAGAACCTATTGGATGAAAAGAATGTATGAGGAGTTATTTTGAGAAAAATAGTAGGATTTACAAGTGGCTACTTTGACATCATGCATCCAGGTCATGTCATAATGTTAAAAGAATGTAAGAGATACTGTGATTATCTGATTGTCGCTGTAAACGAATATAAAACAAAAACAAAACAACCAGATGGTAGACATAAAGATGAACCTATTTGGACACCACAAGAAAGGTTTTTGATGGTTGATTCGAACAAATATGTGGATGAACCTTTTTTGTATGATGGTGAAGAAGAGCTTTACAATTATTTAGATTCAAACAAAGACAGAATAGATGTGAGGATTTTAGGAGAAGACCATAAAGGTAAACCATTTACAGGTGATGATTTACCGATTGACATTATATTTAATAGTAGAAACCATAGTTATAGTACCACTAATACAATAAAAAAAATAATTGAGGAAAGAACCTAATGAATGTAGAATTTATATTTTCTGAATTTGGGTTAAGGTCTACAGCTAATCAACCAGATAGTTTCACCGATGAGTTTAGATTAGACCCAACATACTCCTCTGTAAAGAAGTTTTTTCCAGAGGCAAAATTAACACTTTACACCGACATACCTGAGCTAGGGGGAAACTACTCTGATGTAGAGGTTAGACTAATTGATATAGATGAAAGTCCATTTTCAAAGTCAAATCATCGTTGGGGTTGGCATTGTTGTGATTATTATGAGGCTAAGGGTTTATTAGAATCTACTGCTGATATTGCTATATCAGTAGATTCTGATTTGATGTTCGTGTCTGATGAGATTAGAACAATTTTACCAATAACTAAGAGGTTTGGAGTTTGTGTTCCGACAAATGAAAGACAGATGGTTAAGGTTGATGGTATTCATACTAGAAATAACGATGGTGATTATCATTTAGATGAGGATGAAAGTAGAGGTAATCTATTGACTTACGATTTGTGGTGGTGTAGTTTTCATACAGAGAACAATAGAGGTAGGGCTTGGTTGAGTGAGTTTTGTAGATTAATGGAAACCAATCCTAAGAGAGCTCCATTGCAAATGAGTAGAGCTAGTTGGAATACTGGTATACACCCATACTCAATGCCACAACAATGGGGAGTTGGTAGTGGTTACATAGGTTGTGGTAATGAGATTATATTGCATGTAGGACACATTAATGTACAAGATCATTATTTGGAGAGTAGGATATGATTAAATTAATTATATTTGATTTGGATGGTGTATTAGTAGATGCTAGAGAATTACATTATAATGCCTTAAATAAAGCTTTAGGTTCGATTGATGAAAAATATGTAATAAGTAGAGATGAACATCTGTCTACATATGATGGGTTATCTACCACTAAAAAATTAAATATGCTAACTCAGAATAAAGGTTTGTCAAAAGAGTTACATAATACTGTATGGAAATTAAAACAAAAAATGACAATTGAAATTATAGATGGGTTTTCTACTGATGATAGAATTAGAAGTATTATAAGAAGTTTTAAATCGGATGGCTATATGGTGGCTTGTGCTACAAATTCAATAAGAGAGACTGCTAAACTACAATTGATTAGAAAAGGATTCTTTGAGTATATAGATTTTATGTATTCTAATCAAGATGTTAAGAATCCAAAACCAAATTCAGAGATGTATTTAAAATGTATGATTAAAGCTGAAGTTAATCCTAATGAAACAGTTATCGTAGAGGACTCTCATATTGGTAGAAAAGGAGCTTTAAGTAGTGGTGCTTATTTGTGTGCGGTAGAAGATAGTAATGATGTGTCTTATAGTAAGATAAATAGAGTTATAGAAAGTGCTAACAAAAATGAAGAAGTTAAACCGAAATGGCAAGGTGGTAATATGAATGTTTTAATTCCAATGGCTGGTGCTGGTTCTAGATTTGAACAAGCTGGCTATACATTTCCTAAACCATTAATAGAAGTTGATGGTAAACCAATGATACAGGTAGTGGTTGAAAATCTGAATATAGATGCTAAACATATATTTATAGTTCAGAAAAGTCATTATGAAAAATACAATTTGAAGTATTTACTAAATTTGATAACCAATAATAATTGTGAGATAGTACAAGTAGATGGTATAACAGAGGGTGCTGCTTGTACCACTTTACTAGCTAAGAAGTTTATAGATAATGATGAACCAATGGTTATGGCAAACTCAGACCAATTTTTAGAATGGGATTCGAATGAGTTTATGTACTCTATGGTTGCTGATGATGTTGATGGTGGAATAGTTTCATTTGAAGCTACACACCCGAAATGGTCTTTTGCTAAATTAGATAAGGATGGATTTGTTTCAGAAGTAGCTGAGAAAAAGCCTATATCTAATATAGCAACAGTAGGTGTTTACTATTGGAGAAGAGGTTCTGATTATGTTAAGTATGCAGAACAAATGATAGATAAAGATATAAGAACTAATGGTGAGTTTTATGTTTGTCCTGTTTACAATGAAGCCATAGGAGATGATAAAAAAGTGAAGGTATTTCCAATAGATAAAATGTGGGGATTAGGAACGCCTGAAGATTTAGAGAGGTACGTTAATGATTTTAATATCACATAGAGGTAATATGAATGGATTAAATCCACACTTAGAAAATAATCAAGAATATTGTGAGGAAGCGATTGACAGAGGATTTGATGTGGAAATTGATGTTTGGTATACTGATACATGGTGGACAGGTCATGATAAACCTCAATATAGAGTTAATACTGATTTTTTACAAAAGAACGAAGTATGGTGTCATGCTAAGAATATCGAAGCATTAAAAAGATTATTAGATTTAGGAGCACATTGTTTTTTTCATCAAACTGATAATGTTACTTTGACATCTAAAGGATACATTTGGACTTATCCAACACAACCACTTACAGAGAAATCAATATGTGTTTTACCAGAATTACAAACAATCGATATAAAAGGTTGTGCGGGAGTTTGTAGTGATTATATAGTGAGGTATGTATGAGAGTAGCATTATGTATATCCGGACAACCAAGAAATATAAACAGAGGTGTACAGAATATTTTAGAAAATATGAAATTTGATTTTGAGGTTTTTGTTCATGCTTGGTGGGATAATAATTCAAATGATGATACATTCAAAAAAATATTGTATGATGGTAGAAAAGATGAAGTTAGTGAACCTATGGGTAATGATTGGGTTGGAAACTTATATCAGCATTTTAATGTAAATAAAATTTTAATTGAAAAACAAATAAAATTAAATGTTCCTGATATATTAGAAAAGAGAAAGTTACGATTCACACATACATTTGGTGTTTGTAGTAGTTTGTATAGTGTATACAAATGTAATGAATTAAAAAGACAATTTGAGATTGAAAATAATTTTGAGTATGATTGGGTTATTAGAACAAGATCAGACTTTGGTTTGTCAGAACCGATAACGTTTGATAGTTTTGATAATTCTTTGATTTATGCTCCAAATGATAATAGTCATAACTATGGGTTCAATGATCAGTTTGCAGTAGGTTCAAGTAAAAATATGAATGTTTATTCTGATGCTTTTCTATATATGGAAGAAACTATAGAATCTCATAAATCTGGAGTAAAAACCGCTCATTATTGTGATAAACCAGACAATGTAGGTCATGAACAGATATTGCAAAAACATTTAGAAAATAATGAAATAAAATTTGAATTAAAGAATTTTAAAAACTATTTATTTAGAGATAAGGATAAAAGAACAAGAATCCATTCAATTGAAGGTTAAAGGGGAGTAGGTTATGAAAACAATAGTAACAGGAGGTGCTGGTTTTGTCGGTACTAATTTAGTAAAAAGACTATTAAAAGATGGTCATGAAGTGGTTTCTTTAGACAATTACTCTACAGGTAAAAAAGAGAATGAACAAGAAGGGTGTCGGTATTTTGATGTAGATTTATCCAAAGTCAGTAATTATGATGAGTTTATAAATTCTGTTGATGTTATATTTCATATAGGTGCTTTAGCTAGAATCCAACCATCTTTAACAAACCCATCACCACACGTACAAAATAATTTTATATCAACATTGAATGTATTAGAATATGCCAGAGTTAAAAATATTCCTGTAGTGTACGCTGGCTCAAGTTCGTTTCATCATGGTTTATATGAAAGTCCTTATGCTTGGTCTAAATGGAGTGGGGAGGAACTTTGTAAGTTGTATAGTAATGTCTACGATTTAAAGACAGCTATTTGCAGGTTTTACAATGTATATGGTCCTTATCAATTAGAGGACGGTGATTATTCTACAATACTTGGTATTTTCGAAAGACAACATAGAAATGGAGAACCATTAACTATTACTGCTGATGGTCAACAGAGAAGAGATTTTACTCATGTTGAAGATATTGTAGATGGGTTAGTTAGATGTGCTGGTGGTAATTTTAAAGCAGAGTTTTTTGAATTGGGAACTGGTGTAAATTACTCTATAAATGAAGTTGCTGAATTATTTGGAGAGGATTATCCTAAAAAATATATACCTGCTCGTAAGGGTGAGTATGATGTAACCTTAGCAGATTACTCAAAAGCTGAACTGAAGCTTGGTTGGAAACCGACTAAAAAATTAGAAGAATATATAAAAGGAGTTGTATGAAAAGAACAGCATTTTTATCAGAACCGAGAAAACATAAAGCTTTGAAGTTTGTTTTAGAAAACTTTATCAGTATTTTGCCAGAAGAATGGGATATTCAAATAAATCACGGAACAAAGAATATTGATTACATAAAAAAGATAGTTGATGAAAGTGAGATAATATCAAAAGCAAATTCTAATGGAAGATTTTTATTGTACAACTTAGGTGTTGAGAATATGACGCATGAGGGGGAAAGTGATTTACTGAGAACAGAAGAGTTTTGGGATAATGTTGACGGTGATTTGTTACTTAAATTTGAATGTGATACTATGCTTTGTCCAAACTCAGAATATAAAATATCTCAATTTGAAAAGTATGATTATATTGGTGGATATTGGGGAGCACAACTATACTTACCATTAGACGATTTATATCCAACATTGAAACCAGGAGGTGCATACGCACCGCCATACAACGGACCACAGGTATTGCCGATGAATGGTGCATTATCTATAAGAAATAAAGAGGCTATGTTAGATTTAGTTAAGAATCACTTCGATGAATATCTTGCTGCAGGAAAACCATATTCAGAGGATTACTTTTTTTCAGAGTATGTTACTAAACCGACAACAAGAGATGTAATTACTTTCGGTATAGATAATGGTTATATTTCACCATTAGATATGAAAGCTCCATTTGGTATTCACAAACCGTGGGCTAACAAAGGTGGTGCTTGGGGAGATATAAAATTAGTTTGTGAAGGAGTAGAAGATTTATATTATTTACAAGGAGTAGAAGAATGAAAATATTAGGATTACATGGTGGACACGATTCTGCCTATGCTGTTTTAGAAGATGGTTTACCTATAGTTCATAATGAGCTTGAAAGGTTTAATAGACAAAAAGGATGCAAAGGAGACTCTCTGAAGTTAGCATTAGAAATAGAGAATAATTTAGATTTTGATTATATTGTAACTAATAGAACAGGTAAGTTTATCCAATATTTTAATTATAATGAAGACGCATTTATGGCTAATTTTCCAAACTCAAAACTTTACATAACAAACCATCACCAAGCTCACGCAGCTAATGCTTTTTACACAAGTGAATTTGAAGATGCTTTAATAATTACGATTGATGGTGGTGGTGTAGATTATAATGATGGTAGAGAAAATAGTTGGGGTGATTTGGATAGTATGCCTAATTCGAATGCTAAAATTACTGCTACTACGTTTTGGTTAGGAGAAGATAACAAAATAAAACCGATAGAAGTGATTGATAGAACCAAATTAAATGTTGGTGTATATTGGGATCATTGTACATATCATATTTTTGGATTAAATAGAAATGCTGTAAAAAGAGGAGAAGAAGGAACTGTAATGGGTATGGCTGCTTTTGGTAATGCTGATAAGTATATCGGACATTTCAAAAATATGGGCAGCGGTGGAACTGGTCCAGATAATATTGATTTCTTAATTAGTGAGGCAAGTAAATCAGAACAAAATAAATTTGATATAGCAGCTTCACTTCAATTAGAAACAGAAAGAGTTTGTAAAAATTTGTTTGACTCTTATGTAGAAAAATATAAACCAAAAAACATTTGCTTATCAGGTGGAGTGAGCTTGAATTGTGTTATGGTGGGTAAGATGTTTGATTGGTATCCAGGAGTAAATATATTCTGTGATCCTATACCCTATGACGCTGGTTTAACTTTAGGTGGGTGTAGATATGTATGGCATCATATATTAGATAATCCAAGAATATATGGAAATCCAAAAAATAAAACTTCCTATTTAGGTAAGAGTTATGATGGCGATGATTGTTATTCCGAATTAGATAAGGCTTCTGATAAGGTAAATTATGAATTGGTGGATGATGACTATGTGGTAGACTTACTAATGAAAAATGATAATGTAATTTCAATATTTGGTGGTGGTTCAGAGTCAGGTCGTAGAGCGTTAGGAAACAGAAGTATACTAGCAGACCCTAGAAGTAAAAATATGAAAGATATAATTAATAAGAAGGTTAAACATAGACAATGGTTTAGACCATTTGCTCCATCTATAATGAGAGATGAAGTAAAGAATTGGTTTACGCATGATGTTGGTAGCCCTTATATGAGTGTAGCATTAAAATTCAAAGATGGTATGTCAAAAAAAGTTCCCGCTGTAGTTCATAATGACGATACGGCTAGATTTCAAAGTGTTAGAGAAGAAGACAATGAGTGGTATTATAATTTCATTAAAAAGTTTAAAGAAAAAACAGAAATTCCTATAGTTTTAAACACAAGTTTTAATGATAGAGAGCCTATCGTAGAAACACCAGAACACGCCATAAATTGTTTTCTGAGAACAAATATTGATTACTTATATTTCAGAGAATATGGTATCTTAGTTAAAAAGATAAGAAATTAGTATGGGATATAAATATGGTGAAACTATGAGACTTGAAGAAGTCAGAGATATGGGTATTAATCCAAATTCTATTTTGGATATAGGTGCACATACAGGACAATTTCATAGTTGGGCTAAAAGAGTTTGGTCTGATGCTGGTATCTTTATGATAGAGGCTAATCCACTTCATGAAAGTCACTTAGATAGACTAGCTATGATGAATGGGGATAGTTATCTTATTGCTGCTTTAGGTGATGAAGAAAGAGAGGTTACTTTTTATACGAGAAGTGATAAACCACAAACAGAAGGTAATTCTTACTACAAAGAACACAACTATTGGGATATACCACAACTTGTACAGAAAACCAAAGTTAAGTTACAAAAATTAGATAATATTTTTGAAGATGACGCGGTGTTTGAACTAATTAAAATAGATACACAAGGTTCTGAATTAGATATAATGAAAGGTGGTAAGGAATTAGCTAGTAAAGCATCAGCAATTGTGTTAGAGGTTGCTTATATAGAATATAATGAGGGTGCGCCTAATGTTAAAGAAATTACCGATTATATGAGTAATATAGGATTTGTGGAGAAGATGAGTATTGGTGAACATTTTGATGGTGATGAAGTAATCCAAAAAGATTTATTGTTTTTAAATAAGGAGTTATAATGAAAAAAGAGTTTTTAGATTTAGGAAGACAACCTATAGCAAATAAGTTTTTAAAAGAGGATGAGGTTAGTGATGAGTTCTTCTTTGATTTAAAGGTAGTTTTTGATGAGGATACTAAATTAGTATCTATGAAAGATTTTGTTAAGCCAGAGTTGATGTTCAATGAAGATTATAAATATAATACATCATTGTCTACACCAATGGTTAATCATTTCAGAGATACTGCACAGATGTTAGATGAAAGGTTTAAACCTAATAAAGTATTAGAGATAGGTTCTAATGACGGTCCTTTCATAAGTAACTTTGAAAAAGAAAATTCTATTTGTGTAGAGCCTTGTGATAATTTTGCAAAGATTACAGCAGATATGGGATACAGAACAAGAACAGAGTTTTGGACAACAGAACTTTCTGAACAGATAAAATCATCTGATGGTGAAATGGACTTAATTTACTCTGCTAATTGTATATGCCACATACAAGACTTAGATGATTGTTTTTCAGCAGTCGCTAACTTACTTAGTGATAATGGAGTGTTTGTATTTGAAGACCCATCTTTGCTTAGGATGTTAGAGAGAGGTTCATACGACCAAATATATGATGAACACGCGCATGTATTTTCAGTCACAGCACTCGATAATATTTTAAGAAAGAATGGTTTGATTATATTTGATGTTGACAACTTATCAGTTCACGGTGGTTCTAATAGAATCTATGCTAAAAAACCAAATATCCCATCTAACAATACTATAAGTCAAAATGTTCACAATAATCTAAAAGAAGAAGAATCTTTTGGAGTTGGTAATTTTGAAACATATGAAATATTTGCAGAAAGAGTTTCAAACTCAAAAAAAGAGTTAGTTAACTTATTAGAAAATTTGAATAAAAATGGGAAAAAAATAATAAGTATTGGCGCGACATCTAAATCAACTACTGTATTTAATTATTGTGGAATTAGCGACTCTTTAATAGAGTGTATTACCGACACTACTCCTGATAAACAAGGTTTACTAGCACCAGGTAGTCACATACCTGTAGTTGATAGAGAGACTGTAGATTTAAATAAATATGATTATGCTTTCTTAGGTGCTTGGAACTTCAAAGATGTTATTGCAAATAAAGAATCAGATTTTGTTCAAAATGGTGGGAAGTTTATAACACACGTTCCACAAATAATGGAATTTTCATAGGAGATATTATATGTATTACAATGAGGATGATAGAGCACAAAGATTATTAGATGTATTTGAAGTTATAGATGGACAGATAAATGTATCATATGTAAATAGTACAGAACATATTGTGGCTTGGCACAAACATGATATACAATCTGATTATTGGACTTGTATAAAAGGTTCTTTTAAAGTGGGGATGGCTACGGAAGAAGATGGTTGTGAGTTTGTTTACTTATCAGATAAGAATCCAAAAGTAATTGAAATGAAACCAGGTGTGTATCATGGATATAAAGCGTTAGAACCAGGCTCTATTCTATTGTATTATCTAACAGAGAAGTATAATCCAAAAGATGAGTTTAGAGTGCCGGTTGGACATTTTGGAGAGGAGTGGGGAACAGAGAATAAATGACGACAATTAATGATGTGAAAAGATTTAACTTAAAGTTCTTTGATGAATCAGATGGTAGGTTAACGCCAGTTGAGTTTCATAAAGATGTCCCATTTAAAGTCAAAAGAATGTTCTATGTTTTCGGTGTTCATAACCAAAATGATAGAGGTAAACACAGCCATTACGAAACAAAACAATTGTTAATTTCTATCAACGGAGCTATAGATGTTAAGTGTGATGATGGTGTTGGTGGTGTTAGGACTTGGAAACTTGATAAACCTTGGAAAGCTTTATATATTCCTGAGATGATATGGGATGAACAAATATATACTAGCAATGATTCTGTTTTATTAGTGTTAGCCAACACACTATACAATACTTCTGATTATATAGAAGATTATGAAGAGTTTAGGAGATTGAAAAGTGAAGATAAATAGGATAGATAAACCATATCCAGCGATAACAATAGAGGATTTCATACCATCTCCATCTTTAGTTAGAGCAGCTGCTGAGAGTTATGATTCGGTGGATGATTGGGTAAAGTATGGTGGAGATGATGCCGGACAGATTCAGTATTGTTCTAAATTAGGTCGTGAGAACGTACCACCCGCCGCTTTACTTTTGTTAGATTATATATCCACACACTTTGATCCCAATATAGTGATGGGTTTGACACATAATGCTTTTCCTGATATGTCTCATTATGGTGGTGGTATGATGTTAACTCCTAATAAAAATGGAGAAGGTGGTTACTTAGGAATGCATGTTGATGCTAGTCATCACGGAATACATAACGATTGGAAAAGAGAATATAGTGCTATACTTTGTTTATCAGAAGAGTATGATTCATCATTTGATTTGAAGATACACAATGGAAAAGAACACACAACTATACCATATAAATTTAATCAATTAAATGTATTTAAATGTTCTGAAAATTCTTGGCATGGATTACCTGAAATTACAAAGGGCATGGATAGAAAAACTTTAGGTGTGATGTATTGGTCTAAAGATAAGAAAGGTAATCAAATAAAAGCTAAGTTCAATAATAATTTGGAGTTCGATTGAAAATATTAGTTACAGGTGGAAATGGGGAGTTTTGTAAACATTTAGTTAATGTTGGAAAAGAACATTCTTTTCTTACTCCATTAAAAAAAGAAGCAGATGTAAGAGACTACGATAATCTAAACTGGTATTTTCATAATCATCATAAAGAATTTGATTATGTAATTCATGCAGGTGCTGTAACAAGACCAATGGTTATTCACGAAGATAATCCTACATTAAGTATAAAAACAAATATTGTCGGAACTGCTAATGTTGTTATGGTTTGTGAAAAGTATAATAAAAAGATAATATACATCTCTACTGATTATGTTTATGAAGGTATTGATGGTAACTATAAAGAAACTGATGCTATGAAACCATTCACTAAATATGGTTGGTCTAAGTTAGGTGGAGAGTGTGCTGTACAAATGTATGATAATCATTTAATACTAAGGATGGCTATGAATAAGAAACCATTTCCACACCCAAAAGCTCTAAAAGATATGAAAAAAAGTCTTATGTATATTGAGGATGCTGCTAAAGTTACTTTGAAATTATTAGATGAAACTGGTATAATAAATGTCGGTGGTAAGTCTCAATCTGTTTACGACTTTGTAAAAAAAGAAAATAATAATATTGAACCTATTTATTTAAAAGACATATCTGATGTCAATATGGCAACAGATTGTTCTATGGATACAAAAAAAATGAAAGAGGTTATTGATGAGTTCTAAACTTAGAAATCATATCAGTAGTAACATATTCACAACCACATTTGTTTCTGAAGATAGAAAATTTATATACACAAGACCAGGAAGAACTGCTGGTACTTCTATAGTAAATTCTTTAGGTAAAACTGATATGGAGGAAGTTAGTAGACCATATTATTTCAAAAAGGGAACTAATGACTGGTTAGAAAATATTACTGATTCTGAAATAGAAAATGATTATTACAAATTCACCTTTGTCAGAAATCCATTTGAAAGATTAGTTTCTGCTTGGAGAGCTTTTAACGCAAGAGGAAAAGTAGTTGATAACTTTGGTTCTTTTGTATTGGATAGTGGTGCAGGGCATTTGAGATATGAAAATGGTTCTTTTACCAACGACCATTGGTTTCCTCAGAGTAATTATGCTGAGTATTCAGAAGGTTCTCAGTTCATAGATTATGTAGGAAAATTTGAAAATTTAAATGAGGATTGGAAAACATTAGCTGACAAAATAAATGTTCGAGGAAATCTAACTAAAAAGAAATATTCTGCTGCTAATTATAAAGATTTGTATACAGAAAAATTAGTAAAAATTGTTTCTGATATATACAGAAGAGATTTGGAGTTATTTAATTATGGTTTCTAAAAATAGATATTCACTTTACATAGGGAGATTTCAACCTTTTCACGATGGTCACGAATGGTGTGTTAGACAAATGTTAGATGAGGGTAAAAAAGTTTGTATAGCAATTATGGATATTCACGATGATGAGCCTGAAAATAATCCTTATCCAACTGAAGATGTGAGGAAGGGAATTGTTCTACGATTTTTTGATGAAGTAAATGTAGGCGATATTGAAGTAGTAGTGATACCAGCTATAGAGTCAGTTAACTATGGTAGAGATGTAGGTTATGCTATAAATGAATTAGTGCCACCTGAAGAAATAAAACAAATTTCAGCTACTAGGATAAGAAATGAATTATAAAGTATTCTTTATTTGGTTAATTTTTGTTATCGTTTGGAACTACGGATATCCCTCTGTAACACCATTTGATGATGTCGTAGTTGCTGTTGCTCTATCGTTGGGAGCTAAATACTTAAATACAAAATTAGAGGAAAAAAGATGATATTAATATCTAATCATTTACTAACTTTGCCGGAGTTTGAGAAGGTAGAGGATGTCGTTATAAGAATTAATATGGCGCATGTTAGAGATATGAAACAATTAAAAGAATTTTTAGACAGAGATTACGATATATTCTTAGACTATCCAAAAGGAAGGTCTAAGCCACCAGTTCCAAGTCTTTCTTTCAAAGACTCTCTGAATGTTTTATCAAAATATGATAATATAAAATACTTTGCTACATCAAATATTGAAGAGGCGGCAGAAGTAAATTTGATTTGTGATTTGTTACCAGAACACACAAGCTTTGTACCAAAGATAGAAACTTTAAAAGGTGTTTTAAACTTAGACAGATTATTTGATACTGAAAAGATTAAACACATTATGTTGGATGGTGAGGATTTGTATACCGATATAAACAATGATGTTGAATTATTTATCAGTCTTAAAGACAGAGTAAAAAGAATATGTGACGAATATGATGTTGAATTACTACAATTGTATGGAGTAGTTTTTGCATGATTCAATTGTTTAATATAAACACACACACAATCGATACATCAGAGTTTTCTAACTTACTACATGATGAGGTTGTGATTGAACTTGAGAATAAATTTGCTCAATATGTTGGAGCAAAATATGCGTGTTCAGTCAATAGTGCTACTAACGCTATATTTCTTTCTATGTTAAATAAGAATACCATTGTAAGCATACCAAGTATGATTCCGCCTGTTGTTGCTAATGCTATAATAACAAGCGGTAACGAAGTTAGATTTCATGATGATGTTGATTGGGTTGGACATTCTTACGTTCTTCACGAATTTGAGGATTATAAGATAGTAGATTCAGCACAGAAGTTAGAACCAAATCAATTTATGAAGGAGTGTAATCCAAATGATTTAATGATGTTTAGTTTTTATCCAACCAAGCCGCTCGGTGGTTCTGATGGTGGTATGATTGTGACTGATGATTACGACAAATATAAATGGTTTAAATCTGCTGTATTGAATGGTATGACTTACGCTGATAATAATTGGGAAAGAGGAATATCTTTTCCAGGTTACAAATTTTATATGAGTTCGATACAAGCAAAGATTATAATGAATAACTTTGAAAACTTTGATAAAAAAATGAGAAGTTTGGGTAGTTTAGTTGATATATATAATAAAGAGTTAGGTTATGAAAATACAAGCAAACACTTGTATAGAATAGAGGTTTTAGATAATGAAAAGTTTATTAAAAGTATGAAGAGAGTTGGTATAATTTGTGGTATTCATTACTCAGCATTACATCAAAATTCTATTTATAATGATGATAGACGATTTCTAAGACTTCCTAACACAGAAAAGTTACAAAAAAGAACTGTGAGCTTACCAATGAATGAAAATTTGTCATTTAATGAAACAGAATATATAATTGATAATGTAAAGGAAAACATTTAGTGAACATACCATCTCATGGAAAGTATCAATGGCTTCCAATCTTATACGAAATAACTAAAAGTATTAATCCAAAGAAAATAGTAGAGTTTGGGCCTGGAGTTGGATTTACTACTGTAACCATTGCTTTAGCTGTAAAGGATTTAGATAGTGATGTATTAGTTAACTCTTATGATATTTGGATGGATAAATATTGGGGTAAAAAAGAAAATAGTTTGAAGTTCTTTGAGGAGTGGGGCGTAAGTCAATACATAAACTTAGAACATTTGGATTTCTATGATTGGATTAAACTACCAAAAGAAGAGAGAGAGTTTGATTTACTTTATTTCGATATAAATAACAATGGTGAGAAGTTATCGACTTTGTACGAAAATGTAAAACATAATATCGATGGTGGCTCTATGGTTTTATTTGAGGGTGGTTCAGAAATTAGAGATAATTACGGAGTTGGTGGTGCTAAAATGAGTGATTTAAAGAATGACATAGGTTACAAAGTTCTAACCGAAAATGTAAAGTATTCTTTATCCGCAATATACAACAAAGAAATTTATGAGCTAGATTACTGATGAAGATTTTGATTACAGGATGCAGTTGGATTCAAAGAATGAAAAATCAAAAACACTTGGTTACTGATGATATGATCTTTAGGTCTTTTGGTGGACAAGGACTTTGTGTAATAGAAGACCATTTGAATAAATGTGATGTAGATGATATAGATTATGTATTTTTACAATTACCAACACCGATTAGAAATAACTTTTCGATGTCAACTACAGATAGATTTAAAGAATTTGTATCTGATATTAAGAGGATAGGAGAAGATGGTGCTAGTAAAAAGTGGTTGGATTCATATAAACAAAAAATTATTGATATTAATAAATTACATGATAACATTATTTTCTTTCTATACAATGTTGGTGGGTATCCTTTTAGACATCCATATGACTTTGGAAAATCAATTGATAAGCAAATGTTAGATTTTTTTGAAGAGAACGGATTGAAATCTATTTATTTATCTTTTGAAGGTCAAGCCAATTATGGTATAGTAGAAGAGATATGTAACGATGAAGAATTTTGGGAATATTATCATGTAAATAATCCTAAAAATAGAAGTGATAAAGACTTTAAAAAGTATTGGAGTTTAATTTCACCTAAAGGGTGGATTAGTATAGACCCACACCCAAATAGCAAAGCCGATGAATTGGCTCTAAAGTTAATATTGGACTATACGAATAAGAAGGAGAAAAAGGTATGATAAGAAAAATAATTAATTATCTCCGTAATTGGAATAAGAAAAGAAAATTTAAGAAAAAAATGGAAAAGATGAACGATCCAGACCATTTTATATACAAATAGGAGTTGCTTTGAGAATATTAGGAATAAATGCTTTAAATCATGACGCTGCAGTCTCAGTTATAGAAGATGGTGATATAAAATTTGCTGCCCACTCTGAAAGGTACAGTAGAAAGAAAAACGATTATTTATTAAACGATGATATAATGAATGAGGCTCTGTCTTATGGTGAGCCTGATGTGGTGTCTTATTTTGAAAGACCTTGGTTGAAGAAATCTCGTCAGTTGTACGCTGGACAATACGATGAAGTTTTTAGAATGGACAATACACCTAAAGAATATTTGAAAAGGTGGATAGGAGAAAAAGAAATTCAGTATGTTCAACATCATGAAAGCCATGCATCAGCTGGATACTATACATCAAAATTCGATGAGGCTTGTATTGTGGTGATAGATGCTATAGGGGAATGGGAAACTGTAACTATATGGTATGGTAATGATGATAAGTTAGAAAAAAGATGGAGTCAAAAATATCCTAAATCCATCGGTTTGTTTTATTCTGCTATGACTCAACGTTTGGGATTGAAGCCACAAGAAGATGAGTATATTCTTATGGGAATGGATGCTTGGGGTAATAGAGATGAAAGAATAAAAAATCAGATTTACAAAGATTTGATACATAGTAATATCAATCTTCACAAAGGCTGTAAATGGTGGGATTCAGATTTCTACAAAGATGATGGTTCAGAGCAATGGAAGTTTGATATAGCAGCTAATACTCAATGGGCTTGTGAAGAAGAGATAATGAAGATAATGGAAAAAGCAAAACAGGTGGTTCCTGAGTCTAATAATCTTGTGTTTATGGGTGGGGTTGCCCTTAATTGTGTTGCTAATGAAAAGATAGCTAGTGATTGGGATGACATTTGGATTATGCCAAATCCAGGTGATGCTGGTTCCTCATTAGGTTCTGCCGCTAGAGTTTATGGTAGAAAATTAGATTGGGTTCATACATTTTTGGGAACTGATATCGAAGGTAGTTATCCTGTAAGGAGAGGTGTTGATTTATTATTAAAAGGTGAGATAGTTGGTATAGCGAATGGAAGGGCAGAATTTGGTCCTCGTGCGTTGGGTAATCGTTCTCTTATAGCAGACCCGAGAGGTAATGATATTAAAGATAAGGTAAATGTGATAAAGAAAAGACAGAAATTTAGACCATTTGCTCCTTCAGTTTTAGAAGAACACGCGCATGAGATATTTGATTTACCTGTAGAAAGGGCTTCTTATATGCAATTTACCGCTAAGTGTAAATACCCAAAAAAATATCCAGCTATATGTCATGTTGACGGTACTTCTAGAGTTCAAACAATAAACAGAAAAGAAAATAGTGGTTACTATGATTTGATAAAAAGATTCTATAAGAAAACAGATTGTCCTATGGTTCTAAATACCAGTTTGAATATAAAAGGTCAGCCAATAGTGAACACCAAACAAGATGGAAAAGATTTTGAAAAGTTTTATGGAGTTAAAGTACTGTGAAAAAAATACTAGTCGTAGCTACAGGTTGGCATTTCAGTTCTCATTTTTACGAAAAGATGTCTCAGCAAATTCTTCCTGATGGTTGGGGTGTTGATTACTATTGTGTAGCACATAGATTTCCAGAAGATGAGAATACGATTAAAGAAAAAGACGATGTTAGAAATTCAGATGATGGTAACTTTTTAGATGAATTAGACCAAATGATGTATAGCCATCCAATCACCACAAAAGAAATAGAGGACTTTGGTTGGAAATTTATGTTAGAAGAAAATACTGTTGGTGATATGGAATGTTTTAATCAATGGGCTGAACATTATGACTATAAAGATTATGATATTATTTTAATTACACATGATGATAACTTCATACTTTCAGATAAAATATTTGTGGATGTTGTCAGTAAAGAAACTAAGTTATACAAACCATTAAAAGAGACGAGAGTTGGTAGAGACCAATTTAGGATAGATTCGGTACAGAATGAGAATGATTGGTATTTTTTAGATAATGGTTATTCAGAAAACATCCCAAAAGCATTTACACCAAGAGGTTCTTTTAGTTTTTACAAAAAAGAGCTGATAGATTTACTACCAAACAATAGATTTAATATGGTAGAAGATGGTGGTCTTGGAATTGTAGAGAGAAAAGGAAAAACAGATAGTGTTGGTTACGATGGGATAAAAGCGTGGAATACACATGCTGGAACTTTTAGAGACTTTCTGTATAGTGGTTTAGGTGAATTAGAGCTCGTTAGTAAGACAAGATGGTTTTCAAATACAAAAAGAGTCAGTAAATATTGTATTGAGGGAGAGAGAGGTTTTGTCAGTAATTACAGAGCTGGAGAAAACTATTTAGAAAGTATACAAAAACAATTAGGAGAATTAGGATGGATATAACACAACCTATAATTCATGATAGACACATAGTCAAACAAGCGTTTGAACAAATGAAAGAAGCTGGTGAGATAAAATTTGAACATCCAAAGGATTTGACGATAGTAACTTGTAGAAATGAAGGAACATTAGAGGACAGAATTATACCACATTTGTCAGGTTACGAAGACACTTCTATTTTAGAAAGAAATATGGAATATTTAGGTTTGGACTTGGTTGTTCTAAGAGATGACAGACTTCCGTGGAGAAACACATTTAAGTTTGAAATGTTGAGTAATTATCTAAACTCTGGTGAATGTACAACCGAATATTTTATGTGTTTGGATGCTATCGATGTTATATGGGTAGATGAACCACAGAAAGTTATGGATATATTTAAGTCTTTCAATTGTGATGCTCTTTTTATGTCTACTCATTCAACTGATGGTTATAGTTGTATGTCGGAAGTTAAGGAGTGGGTGGAAACAATCAATGTGCCAGGAAGGTATTTAAATAGTGGAGTTTATATAGGTAAGACATCATTCATAAAAGAGATGATTGAGGAAGCTATGAAGTATGCTGTTCCGCCCGGCGTAATTATGGGAGAGTATCACCAATGGTTAGAGACTAATCCTAAAGATTACCCCAAAGGTTCTCAGGATCAAGATATATTTAGATACATTGAAAGAAAATTTTACCCAAGAGTGAGGGTAGATTACCAAAATAAAATGGCATTTAGGAGTTAATTATGAAAGTGTTAATAACAGGAGGAACAGGAACTGTAGGTAAAGCTATAATCTCACAGACTGATAATGAGTATATCAGTATCAGTAGAAATGAAGAGAACATAGCTAAATTGAAGAGAGAATATCCTGAGGTTAAATGTTATGTTGGTAATATAGAAGATGAAGGTTTATTACTTAGAGTATTTAAAGAGGTAAAACCTGATGTGGTGGTTCACGCAGCAGCTATGAAACACATTGATTTAATGGAGACAAACCCGATAGCTGGTTGTAATGTAAATGTAATGGGTAGTTTGAATGTTGTGCAGGCTAGTCTTATCAATGATGTTCCGATAACCATTGGTGTCAGTACAGATAAAGCTTGTATGGCTGAGAGTGTTTATGGTGCTTCAAAGTATCTAATGGAGAGAGTCTTTATGAATACTAACACAGACGACAATAGATTTGCGTTGACTAGATTTGCTAATGTGGCTCATAGTGCTGGTTCAGTATTACCTTTTTGGTTGAACCTAAATAAAGAGGGTAAACTACTTAAACTTACAGACCCAAATATGAACAGACTAATATTCACTAAAGAAGATGCCGCTAGTTTAATCAATAGAACGATAGATTTTACTAGAGAAAATGGTGGTGGTTTTGTAAAGTCGTATAAGATGAAATGTGTGAATATGTTGGATTTAGCTAAAGTTATTTCTAATGATATAGAAATAGTTGGTAAAAGACCTGGTGAGAAAACAGATGAGGATTTAATATCTGAAAGAGAGATAGCTCGTACATTTGTTTATGGTGATGATATCCACATTCGTATGGATGAAAATGAAGGTGATAATAAATTAGATAGACCATATAATTCTGCTAGTGCGGAGAAAATGTCTGAAGAAGAGATGAGAGAATTAGTTTGGGGTTAAAGGATTATAAGATAGCTTGGTTCACCGAAGGTGGATGGCAAGGTAAGGTTGAATTAGACAATCCTAATATGAGGAATGATGTATCTACTAAATATGTTTTAGGAGCTGAACATTACCCTATCTTTCAGATACCACAAGTCCTACAACACTTTGGTGAGAATCATTTTGATTTTGGTATTGTAACTTTACCAAAAACAAATACTGAACAATTGTTGAAATTTAATATGATGGGTGATTTAAAGAAGTTATGTAAGAAGACTATTTCAATGCAAGAAGGCCCACATTGGTTATTTCAAGACTATACAATGGAACAACAGATTTGGTGGTTTAATGCTCTTACAGAGTTTGATATGTTATTTGGACATAATCTGAAAGATGTCAGATATTATAAAGGATTAACGAATAAACCTGTACATAAGATGCCGACATTAATGTTAACTGATAGATTGGGTATCACATCAAGGTCAGAAATATTAGTGGACAATTATGGTGATTTACCAAGTCCAAGTTCGTATAAAGAAGATAAGGTAATCATCGGTGGTAATATGGTAAGGTGGTATGGTGGATTTGATTCTTACATGGTTGCACAAGAGCTCGGAGTTCCGATATCAGCTCCATCGATGGGTAGGAAGATAGACAGAGAGGATGAGTTAGATATAAATCACTTTCCGTATATGACATGGGTAGAATGGATGAATAATTTAAGTCAGTTTAAGTATGGGGTTCATTTAATGCCGACACATGCAGCTGGTACATTTGCGTTGAATTGTGCATTTCATGGTATACCTTGTATTGGTTATGATGGTTTAGATACACAAGAAGAATTACATCCCCATTTAACTGTATCTGATGGTGATATTGAACAAGCTAAACAATATGCTAGAGAATTAAAAGAAGATGAGGAGTTTTACAGAGAGTGTAGTGAAACATCAAGAGATTATTATAATAATTCATTATACAATGAAAAAAACTTTGTACCATATATAACAAGAATATTTGAGGAGTTACATGAAAACAATTAGTTTTATACAACCAAGTAGAAATAATTTGAAGTATCTACAATGGTCATACAATAGTATCAGAAAGAATTTAGGAACTGAACATGAAATATGTTGGGCTGATGATTTCTCTGATGATGGAACTTGGTTTTGGATGCAAGATATTGCTAAGAAAGATAAGAATGTAAAGATACATAGAAATGAAGGACCTACGAGATTAGGACA